TACTTACGGCGTAACCGAAACTCTTAATTACGCGCAATCGGTCGAAGAAGGCGTTAGAAAAATAGACGACATACTTAACGCAGAGTTTGGCCTAGAAAAAGAAATCGTTTTTACCCCAGATTTTCTCTCAGACGATCCCGACTGGGATAAAAAGAAATAGTTTTGTCATAAAACTTTGACAAAAGTACCCCCTTTTGGGTCGAATTTGGCTGGAATTGGCTTAGTTTTGTCAGAGTGTCAGAAATCTCTGACAGCTAGAAACGTGATAAGAATGCACTTTAGGCGTTTTGTCATTTTGTCAGGATACCCTTAAAATAACCCTGATATTACCCTCATAATTGTAAAATATAAGGGGGGGTAAGAAAAAGTATGACAAAACTAATAAATAAGGTATATATATAAAAACATATATATTATTATTTATTATATTAGTAGGGCTTAGAGAGGTGATGATAGTTTTGTCAGAGTTTTGTCATAGGCTCTGACAAAAGTAGGAGAAGATATGTATAAATTAACAGAAAAATGCAGCAAGGTTTTGCCCAAGGAAATCGTTGATTTGCTAGAAAGACCAGATGTAGTAGAATTAGTCAGGTATTTTAACGGAACGCTAATTAGCTATAAGGTGAGAGATGAGCAAGGACGAATCGAGGATCAGACAGAAAGTGAAGGTTGAGCCTACACTTGCAGATGCAGACGATATGCCTGTTGAGTATATGAATCATAACGAGAAGAATCTAACCAAGCGTCAGCGTTTGTTAGTCTGGAATGCAGTCAACGATCCTACGCTGACTTTTGCGGAAGCTGCAAAGAAGGCAGGCTTTAAGAATCCAAAGGTTGTTAGCAGATACATGGGGCCCAACGGCAAGTATCAGCATGTGTATCGCGAATATGAAAGATTGATGGCGGAAGCGAAAAAGAAATTTGAGCTGACGCATGAGGGCGCAGTTGAGGATTTGTATAAGCTTAGAGATGATGCCTGGAGTGCAGGTAATTTTACAGCGGCAATCAACGCGCAGAATTTACTTTTGAAAGTCGGGGGCCTTATTGTCGATCGTCGGGAAGTCTTGCATGGGAAGGTAGATCAAATGAGTCGGGGCGAGGTAGAAAGAAGGCTAGCAGATCTGTTAGGTAAGCAGGCTATAGAACATAAGTCGGGAGTCGAAATAGAAAACAAGTCGGGATCTGAGGCTATAGAAATTGCAGAGATTGTTGAAGAGGAGATTGTTAAAAGCAAAAAAACTAACAGGGCTAGACCTGTACCAGAGGAAGCAAAAGAAGAAGACGAGGATTTTTACTCATCTTCGTTCTCCCATTTTTTAATTTGTTCAAGTAAAGCATTAGCAGACTCAACTCTACCTTCTATCATATCGTCTGTTCCGTCTGTGCATTTAGGTCTTAATCCACCTTCATACTCATCAATAACTTCCTGTCCTTCTGCTTCTTGCTCTAACCAAATTTTTACTTTTTCTAATACATCATTCATCTTTAGTCTCCTTTTTTCTTTTATTAAGTAAGTTTATATACCTTGTCCATAGTCGTCTATCTGTCGGGTGAACATCACCACTCACTCGCCACCAATACTCATTTTGTTTCCAGCCTTTATAGTATCTGCTCTCAACTTCAAACAATTTCTCTTTTAGTTGTTCTACTGTTAATCGCTTACTCATCTTCGTTCTCCTCTATCGGGTTATCTGCATAAAACTTTTCTTCACATTCAGCACAGCAATAGCCATTTTCTTCTTGGCCTGTATCTAGATTTTCCAATCCAAAGACTGGGTATCTGTTAACAAACCTACCACTTCCAAATGAAGTATCTTGTCTGCAATGGACACATAGGTCGCCGATATCTATTTCTTTATTCATCATTAGATCAATCCCAATTTAAATTCGTTGTACTCATCTTCCCAATCGTTGGTTAACTTGCTCACATCAAAGTATTTATCCAAACCTGTTGTATAGTCGGTAAAACAATCAAGGTGTTCGTTGCCCCCGTAATTAGTCCACATAATCCACATATGCCCAGAGTAGTATTCGTCGGGGAACTCCTGGATAAGATCATCTTCACTACATTTTTTAAAATGTTCCTCATACTCTGAAAAACAATTTTCTAAAGCATTCAATCTGATTTCTTTTATAAGTTCGGCATGAGTTTTTACTTGGCTCTCGGGGATAATTTGGATATTGCCTAGGCGTTCGTCTAACTCGAAAGCTTTCATAGTTTCAGTTAAAGCTTCAAAGTCATACCCCCAAGGGACAATCATATCTTCGCAACCATGATTCCAGAGTTCACAAGCATTAGCTCGGTACATAAGTTTATTTTTTTCGCACTCGTCTAAGATTGTTCTAAGTAATGATTTCATTTTTTTTTACCTCGTTAATTGAAATTTTGTAAGTCGTCGGGCGTCCAACTTTTAAAACAACTAAGCTAATCGTCGGGTTGTCGGGATTGTAATTGATTGAATGGTCGTACCTAAGATCGGTAGCGAAATTAAAATGGTCGGGATATTTATTGTTTTGCATTAGAGTATCCCAAATTTGATCTAATATTTTTTGTTCAATATTCATTTTTATTGCAGTCTCCATACTGGTAATAAATTTGTTATCTCTTAATACTATAGAAAGATTTTATTATTGTCTACTATTTGTAGAATATATATGTATAATGAACTTACCCGATAGGGCATTTACAGGAAAATAAAATATGAATAATAGTATTACTTTAGATCAAGCCAAATCAAAAGTGCTTGAAATGAATAATGAAACTTTGCAAAACTTTGTTAATGAGCGAATTGGAAACGATAGCGAATTATCAAAATTTGCAAGAAATGAATTATCCGATAGAAATAATTTAAACGCTTGGCAAGATGGCAGTTTAGTTAATACCGACGCTATTAATAAATTATCTTTAAGTGATTTGCAAAGAATAGATAAAATTTTAGAGGGGGTGAAGTAATGATTAATTATGAGCCAAAAATGGGAGAATCAATAACAGATTCTATTATTATATTATTAAATAAAGGTCATTCAGAATCAGCTATTTTTGATTTTATAAAACGCAATTGCCCTATGGTAATGAAATCTACATGGCAACAAGCTAGTATGAAAAATCACATTTCAAAAATCTTAGAGGGGGTGAAATAATGAGCCTTAAAGATATAAATTTAAATGGTAATTTTGGCGACGAAATAAAAATTGATAACGCCACTTATATAACTATCCAACACGATAGAGCAATAACTAATAATCCAGGATATCAAAATTCCGATTGTGATACAGTCAATATAACAATTCATTGCTCTGATATGCCTAGTAGATTTAAACATATTAAAAATCAAGGCATAGGAGAGGAAAACGAAATATTTAAAAAATGTATTTCTCTTACTGTTAAAGGTTGGAAAGAAAGGTTGTTATTTGTTGAGGATATTAAATTCAACGACTTTAATTTAGAGGGGGTGGAAAGTGATTAATACAATAAACAAATATGAATTCAGCGACGCATTCCAAAAAATGGGACGGGGTAAACAATTTTCATACGAGGGGTTAGGCGCCCTTTTTGATTATCTCGAAATGTTAGAGGAAGATACAGGCGAACAAATAGAACTGGATGTAATTGCGATTTGTTGCGAGTATTCAGAATATGAGAATTTGCAAGAAGTTAAAGAAAATTACAGTTGTATAAATGATATGGATGATTTGGAAATGCATACCTCTGTTATACCTGTATATAATATTGACGGCTCAAAATCTGAAAAGTTAATAATTGTAGATTTTTAAAACTATCTCCAATAGTTTAAAGGGGCTTTTTAGCCCCTTTTTTTATACCTATCGTAAACGCCCGTATATATGGCTATTCTATAGACGGGGATATATAGATTAAAAAATAGCATTTCCCTTGTTCCCTGGCTTTCCCTTTTAAAAGTTTCGGGTTTCCCCTTGTATTTGTTCGGGTTCGGGCTTGGGCTTAGCCTTGCCCCTCTAAGGGGGTTCGGGTTCGGGCTTGGGTTTCGGGTTCGGGTTCGGGTTTTGCTTAAAAATGCTGGGCTATATAGGGTAGGTCATACATATATATACATATATAAATAAATTTTTTTTTGCTGGCCGCCGCTGGCCCAAACCAGCTGGCCGCAGATCCCCCTAATATAAGACCGCCGCTTGCGATAGATCCGCAGCTAATTAGATTTTACAATTTGTCTCTTATTTGAGATAATTCTACCAAGGCGGACACTTTTGCGAGCCTGTAAATTGGAGAAAGTAATGGATAAATTAAACCAACTTTTTGAGCCATCTAGACAGGTAGGCTCTGATAAAAAATATCGTCATATTGTTAAGGATCAAATCATCCAAGGCGACGAACTGGAAGTCAACGGCGTTCGCCGTAGCTTTTGGTCTAACCCTAACGGCACTCATTCCTGTCATATGTGGAATGTGTCGCAAGGCAAAGTGATCGACCAGCTAACAGTCGACAGTTTTGACGGCGAGGATCTGCAAGCGTTCCAGCTGCGAACCCAAGACATTCTATGGGGGGTGTAATATGAGCTTTACTGTAGACTTTGGAAATATCCGCGAGACGGATGAAGAAGGCAGAAAATGGTTGAACGGCGTTCAATACTGGGTGGGCAGCTATATGATGGCGATTGGTATGGATGAGATAACTGAGAAAAATTATCTTGAAGTTTATGCGAGATTGCGAATGTTGGACACTTCTATATTGGCCCTTGGCAACGACGGAGACGGCGAGCCTTGGATGAATATTGATATGCTGCAACGATTAATAGGGGCGAAGTTTTGGGGTCGCCATATTAATGTTGAGAGCCGAGCCAAGTTCTCCTCTAGAATGCTGCGAGGTACTATCAACGCTACTGAAAAAAAAGTGGCTAAAGAATCTAAGGAGGTGGCTTAAATGTATACCGCAGATAGAACCGATCTACTGGACGCGCTAGCGTCCAGTATGAGAGATTGTATTGAGACAGAGATCTCATCTACTGAATTCACTTTAGAGGAATACTTCCGTTGCTCTCTAATTGATAGAGGCGTCGCTTCGACTAGATCTGAAATGATTGCTCGCAGAATGGCAGAGGGAAACCTTGAAGGTTTGGCCTATCACGTCGCCAGCTGCGATCCTCATTATCTTAAAAAGCTGATTCAGGCTGAGCCTAGATTGATTCATATGCTTTTGCAGAACAATAAGATGTCAGATCTAGATGTGAAGATCGTTGAAGAGGAGGTGCTGAGATGACTGCTAAAGAAATGCAAGATCAAGACTTTATCAGCTTCCAAGACGACTTCTATAACTTGCTTGAAAAATATGGGGTCAGCTCGATTGATATCGAGCATCCCCAGTTCAGAAGCATATGCGATCTAAGGAATAAGGTTGCTGAATTTATAGAGCAGGAAAATTTTGAGGAGGTGCTGAAATGAGCGTATCAAGAAAAGACTTCAACGCTATCGCCAAAGTAATCGACAGCTCGCGCCGAGGATATGGCGGTCAAGATGTCCTAGATACTCGCGCCGTTCTAAATGGACTGGTTGAATACTTTGGATCTGAGAACTGGAACTTCGACGCTGAGATCTTCTTGGCTTGCTGCGGAGGATCGGTAGGCGATAGGCATATGGATCTTCTAGAGGAGGAAGCCGATCAAATGATGAGCGGAGATCTAGGCTAAATAAATGACTGGGGGACTGGGGGCGCAAGCCCCCTTTTTTTTGGCCGCAGATCGGGATCGGGTTTGATTACGAGTTATTAGCTTTTTGCAGCTGCGCGGCCAACCATTATTCGTAATATCTAGGCCTAGAATTACAGGCCCTACTGGATCTACTGGGCCCAAATTAAGTGTCGCCCAGGCCGCATTCCTACAGTCCAGGCCGAGCGGCAGATCCACCTGGAAGAAAAGTGGCCGCAGCGAATCGCTGTATCCCTTGCTATCAGCGGCTTTCAGAGGACCTTGTTGGCCATTTTAGGGACTCTATCGAGCTCGAAAAGGCCAAGATCCAGGCCAAAAAAGACTTGGGCCACCCCCCATATTGTATTTTGGGACTCCGTAATACAGTAAAGAGGACAA